ACACTCATAATTAAACCTTTCCTGAACCTAATCTCGTTTCAGTCCATGAAGTCATTTCGCCCGTATCGTTGTCCTCAGCGAAACAAATCTGTCGGGCTTTCAACATTAATTTTTGTCTCTCTGCATACAACTCTTTTCTCAGTGCCTGAACCGGATAACCTGCACCAAGAACGGAGAATGTCAGCTTAATTGCCAAATCGTATATGAAAACATCTGTGAACAAATCATCGAATATGGTAGTGTCCGTGACCTTCTCGTTATAGTTGATATTCAGCGAAGTTTCGTTAGTTACGATGTTCTTGCCCTCAATAGCCAGTCTGGTTTCGTTCTTTTTGAGCCACTTGTAATTGAATCTCACGAAGTCGGAAGGTAAAGCATAGCGATATGACCAGTAAGTCTCAGGTCTGTCTGTAACCATGTCCCACTTAAAATCAATACTATCGTCCCTGACATAATCAGAGCCATCGACAACATAATCCGAACCGTCCATCACGTAGTCCGTATTCCATGAAATTGATACGTGGGCTTCATTGCACTTGTAGAGGACGGAACTGACCCAGACATACATATCGGTCGTATAAATCGTTGCGGTCACCCACGAGCCAACCAGAGCCATTCTCGCTGATGTGAAATTCCACTCGAAAGACCTTTGCAAAGCATTTCTTGTCTGGTCGAAAATCATGTCGAGACGATTATAATTCGTTCCGGCCGTTCCCGTATCAGCCGTTGTGCTATCGTCATAGTCAATAGCCACTTGACCTATGAGGGACAAAGCCTGATTGCCTATTGCTAATTCGGCCTCGGCGAGACTCATTCTTGTTCCTCCTTATGTTCGTTGCACCAGTCATCTTTATACCTGCAACTTTCGCATTTATCCTCACTCGGCATGATATAACCTCCTTAAAATGTAAACTGTTTACACTCTATGGGAAGGCTGGACCGGTCGAACCTTCAACAATGACAGCAGCAACGCCCGCACCACTCGCATCAATACATAATGCCGTCGCCTTAGCAACGACCAGTGCCTCATAGGGAAACTCTATTATATATTGAGAAGAAGTCGCTGCGAACGGTATCGGCCCGAGATAAATTGCCGTCAAGTCATCCGCCGTCTCACCGCCACCTATCGAAATTGTGATCGCCGATGCGCAAAATATCGATATCTTTCGGATATAGTGGCATTTACCCGCAACCGCCGCTTTCAATTCCTCACAATCGGATAAATCAGTAGAATAAAGCGATACAGTAAATGGAACTGCGTCTAATGGCGGCTTTTGCATAGTTATTGTATTTGCTGTTATTGCCATAAATCACCTGTGTCCAAATATTCTTTCGTAATTTTGTTCGTATTCCCTCGACCATCCTTCACTGATTTTAAGTCTGTATGTAGGATTGCCCTCACGGGTACAATATCCGCACTTGGAGGCCCTGCGATTGGCTTCCTCTTTTACATCCTGCTCGGAAACATTATCTGGAACAAATTCAGCACTCATTTTTTTCGGAAAAGCTGTGCGAGTCTGGGAACCCGCACAGCCATACTCCGGTTTTTTAAGGAGTTATCTGCAACATGATGAGCGGCAATGCACTCGTACCGCTTGCAGTTGTGTCGATACAGAATCCGGCAACCTGGTATCCGTCTTCGAGGGTACTGTCGTAAACGAAATTAACAGAACCATCGCCGACCCATATTGCCGTCCGGTCGTTCGCCGTATCGCCTGGGGTAGTATCACCACCACCGGGAGTAACCCAACACGGTCCCCACGTTTGGATAAACGCATTGTAGGTACTTGTAACGTTTATCGCAGGAACACCCATAAAGGCGTTGTACTCAAGAGAACCTTTGCCCAGATACTTGTACGGGTTCGGGTAAAGTTCGGCGCCATCGACTGTAACGGTCTGAGCGGTCTCAATCGGGCCGTCCAGCCATATCCTCATAGTACCACCTACGTTACTCATTGCCTGATTCTTGACGATACAGCGATTCTGAACTTTTTCTGTGCCGTGACCGAATACAACATAGCCACCGACAAGCTCATCCTCAAGAAAACCGGCAGTTCCATATCCCATAGAAGCCGCCACTGTAACGTCCGCCCAGTCCTGACCGGCCGCAATAGCCGTAGGAACGACGGCAAAACCAACGTGCAAACTCACGGTAAAGTAATTAGCCGCTCCGAATCCAGCTAAAAGGGCTGTCTTGGAACCGCCGTATCTAAAGACACGACCGTCCCAAGTCATTATCCTCTTGCCGTATCGGAACAACTGTGTTGCTGACTGCTTGTAGAGATTGTTATCTACAGGCCGTCCATCTGTTTCAGTCACGACATTTACATTTCTCGTGCCGAAATAATTCTGTTCTGTAGCCATTTTTTTCTCCTATATTAGCCTCAGACCAATATATTCAAAAACCTCGTTTTTAACGTAATAACGAGCAAAAAGTGTAAACACTTTACACTTTTTATAGTGCGAACGATATTGCCGGATCGGGGTCAAGATTGAAGGGTACAACGCCTTTGCCCTGCAATCTGCAGCCGCCGGCCACTGCTTCTGCCCAGACTCGAACGTTGAAGTTCTTGCCAGGCTCCTCGGCAATCCTTGTTTTCAATCCACCTGAGTAAGTTCTCAGGACAGAACTCCTGTGATAGGCTGCGCATCGAATTGCACCCGTATCGACAGGGTCGTAAACAAATCTGTCAGTTGGAAGGAAATGAAAATGGAAGCCCATGAAGTAATTGTTGGGCAATTGTCCATTTACCAGAGCAGTCACAGCAGGGACGTAATCACCACTTGTAGCTCTTGCATGACCGAGCAAATACCACTTCTGGTCCTCATTGACAACAATATGCCTGTCTGACGCCGGCACGCTGTTGTTGCCCATGATGACGCCAATTGTCGCTATCTTATTGATAGTGAGTCCGGTCTCACCGGTATTTGTAAAAGCTACCCCGGCCGCGTTCCTGACTCCATCGGAATTAAGCCCGATACATTCCGCTACATCGTACCAGGTAAGGGACGCTGTACCTTCCTTACCGTAATATACGTCAGCGTATATATTGTCGAGGACGAGTTCATCTTCCCACCTGTTCTCGGCGTTTACCGCATTGTTCAGGTACTCACTGGACGGGTCGTTGAGCGTCTTGATAACGTCAATATCGTCAACAAGCTCGGACCATGTCCATGTGTGGAGGGAACTCCATCGCATCTTGTGGGATGTCGGAATGTTCGGAGAATCGGATTGCCTTGCCCGGTCAACTACCCCGGAAGTAGGCTCAATGAAAGTAAATCTCTGTTTCTCAGAGGCTTGCGGCTCGTTGCGAACCGTGCTCTTGAGCATACTTTCTTTTTGCTGAAAGACCTGATTAAAAGACCGTTCATATTCTTTGATGAACGTCTGGTCCAAATTGAAAGCACCCATAAGATTAATCTCCAAAAACGGTTAATAAAATTTATTCTCACGTTTCGGGAGAATAACCTTATGGGTGTCCCCCTGCATTTAACGTCTGTTGGACGTTGCGTACAGGCTCGCCAGCCGCTGCTGTCCTTACGGAATTAGCGGCGTATGTTATTCTGTAATTCGGTCTGTCGCCGAATCAAATCACTTCTCTTTTTCAATATATCATAATGTTTCTGTCTGTCAAGTTCATTCGATGAAGTTCTCAACTTCCCATCAAGGAATCCCGGAGTAGCCTCAAGCGTTTTGAGTTGTTCCTCGATAGACTGGACTTTCGACTCGGTCGTATCTGCCAAAGCGGCGCTTGTCGGTAAATCGTGCTTTTCGACATAAGAGGCGAACAAATCGAGCAACAACGGTCTCAAATGAGCGAACTCAGGGGCGTTAATACCGCCGGAACGCTCGCCGTTCTCGCCTTCCTTGCCGAATAGTTCCTGATATTTCTCGGCAGGCCACAAATCGGAAGCTATAGTTATAAACTTCTTGGCAAGGTCGAGACGTACATCGAGCTTATCGCCATGCTCATCCTGGAGCCTCTTGATTGCTTCGGCGGTGTTCTTATTGAGTTCTTCAATACCTTCCTGCTCAAATGCACGAATACGATTCTGGAATATTTCCATGACCGTATCGAACTGTTTCTGATTCAGGTTGACCTCATTGAGTTTTTTCATCGTATCTGTCATAAACTCGGAAGTCACGACATCATCGTCAATATCGTCCGGCTTTTTGTACTGGTATTCTTTCGGAACGCCCATTGCAAGCCGGAAAGCCTCAACCTCTTCCGGTGTGGATTTTTCGTTCGGGACTATAACTCCTTTTTTCTTGCCGGATGTATATTCGCCGAGAAGTTTCTCGTTGTGATACGCTTTCTTGAGTAAAGTCTTTACATTTTTGGCATAGTCGGAATTGAAAAAATTCTCACTACGAATATCTTCATCGAGAAAACTTTCCTTCCAGTTACCAACGAAGTTTCCTTCTTCGTCAATCGTTCCCGTCGTTCCCGAAGTCTGGGACGGGTCCGGTGTTGCGTTCAGGTTCGTTGGGTCCGGGGCCGGGCTTGTTGGGTCTGGTGTCGGGTTCGTTTGGTCCATCTTCTACTCTCCTTAGCTTAGATATACATTCCGCTTCGCATTTTGCACATTTATATTTTCTTTGCTCAATGAACTTGGCGGTCATATCATTGTTGTAAATCGCCAAATCATCAACAAGGATTATAACTTTCGTCTTACATCTCGGACATTGTACTTCCAGAATTTCCATTTTCTACTCTCCTTAAATTTTCAGGTATATTTTGTGGTTCTTTCGATAGCCATTCCCGGATGAGAAGAATGATTTCACGCCTTCCTAAATTTCGTTGTCCCTGATCCTCGTTTCCATCTACAAAAGTATTCCTGTTCTCATAACACTGATAAGACAAATAATCCATGACTCTCTGGCCGGACTCACCTGAGAAAGCCTGCTTGAAAGCAATTACAAGTTTCTGCCAGTCCTCAGCCTTATCAGCCATGTTTCTTCCTCAACCTGTGTCGTACTGCTTTTTTCTGTGTTGGCCGCCAGCCGTGTTTATATGCCTGAGCTATACGCTCAAAATTATCTCTGGCCTTTTCGGACTTAAAATGCCGAACTTCACCGGATGACATTTTCAAAGCTGTCTTGCCAATCTTCATGTTACTCCTGCCATCGCCTCCGCCGGACTTCCAGCCTCTGGTGACTTCTGAGTATTCTTGTAAGCCTTTGACTCGGCTTCCAGTTGAGCAATGCGTTTTAACATATCCTCTCGCTCTGCACGCTCAGCCCTGATAGCTTCTTTTTCTTCGGGCGTGTTAAGATGCTCAATCTTCATGCCGTATGTCGTGAGAATATCCGGCATTGCTCTGTCAAGATTAATCTGGTCACGTATATCAGGAAATACATTAACCGCAGTCGATATGAGATCGATTGCCCTCTCAAATCCTCTCGCCTGAAATTCCTTCATCGCCATTGCAAGCTCGCCCTGATACTCAATGGAGTAAGGCATACCTGTAATTTCCGGAGGCGGCTCAGGTATTCGTCCCCATTCAATGAGTAAAGAGATTACATTCGACAAGACAGGATTGAACAACTCGACCTGTTGACGAGCAACTGGTGACACTAACAAACGAAGTCCCTCACGATACTTTAATTGAATCTCAAGAGTAGTACGCCTGTCACCCGTCATGGAAGTGAACATACTGAATACATCATTGTAGAAAAAGCTGTCAACGGTTGACCTCTGGTCATTTATCTCATCTTTGGTGACAGGAAACGCACCGGGCAGTGTGAGACTCAGAGCCTTCACATCTTCAATATTCATAACCTCAGTACGGCCATCAGGCAGCATATTTATGCCACCTTCTATATCTCTTGTCAGATACGGAGGACGGAGTAACCTCTGGCAACATTCGGTATAATCTTTTTTCTTCTGTTGAAGGTCTTTAATCTCGGATAACGCCTGAACACCACAACCACGTCCCCACTTCTCAGAAGAACCTACTTCCCAACGGTTGATAGCAAACGGGAATCTCGGAAAGCCGGAACGCTTAATGATAATCTTTTCCTGTACGTTGACGTGAATGTCCTCAAAGGGCATATTCATAACATCACGATATGATGGATTGCGGTTTTCTCTCGGTCTTATTATGCGGACAACTTCAAATTCATTGTTTTGAGTTTTAACGTCACTTGCTTTCTGCTTGACATCGTTACCAGGCTCTTTGTATTCATCGACCAGTTGTTTTGCTGTGCGTTTGTACGAAAGTATTACTCCGTTCGCTCTGCGTCTGGCATCCTGCATAAACTCAAACATAGAGACATGCCAGTCCTGAAAATTCAGACAGCGATTGATATAGTCCCACTCGACATAAAGACAGCCCGTGCCAAAACCCATCGAGCCTTTAATATTATTGTGAAGTTCGTTGTCGAAGTTGGAATCGAATATCTCCTCATGCGCTATCTGAACGGCAAGGGCAACCCACCACTTGACGTTCGGAAGCTCGGCTACACGCCTGTCACGCACTCTGATATCGAAGAAATATTTCTCTCTCGGAATCCATGAGCCTATGAACCCGCTCGAACCCCGATTAAGTGCCTTGATAGCGGTGGAATCTTTAATGTATGTCGATTTGTCCGTTCCTGGTAAATTTTGGACTGTGATTTGATTCTCAAGAGGATAGCCTAAATCTGCGAATTGCTGATACAGATTCTTAATGTTGCAACTCTTTGTACGCTCCGAATCCCTGAGCGTTATAATTTCTTCGGCTTCCTTGTCCATCGTTTATCCTAATTGAGTTTTGGCTGCAAGTTTCGGTTTCTTCTTGCCTGTAATAATGGTTTTCTCATAACCTGATTTGCGGGCTAAAGACCTCAGATATGCGTCCGATTCAAAGGCGTCCATCGAAATAAGCTCCTCCGGCTCCTCTACAGCGGGGGTTTTAATCTTCTTGAGTCCCAGAAATTTGCTTAGCCAACTCATACTAATAGTCTGAATTACTAAGTGTCCGATTGTCAAGTAAAAAATTTTATCCGCATTATCAGGCCAAAAACAGGCAAAAGTGTAAACTGTTTACATTATTTGTTTCGGCCTATCGGCCCTTTGCCCTTACCTGTTCCCAAACCTCTGCCTTTTCCCTTACTTCTAATTTTTCCACCCGGACATTTCTTAGCCATAATAAATCTCCTTAAACATATCTCTGTGTGTCATTTGTTACAAAGTTCAACCTTTGAGGCTCAGAGCCGTACAGTCTCGTTATATGCGAAATCTGGCAGGCTATCAAGAAATAATTCATTGCATTGCGATAATGGTCGTTTGAACTCGGTGAGAAATACTTAAATACATTGCCCTGTTTTTTAACATCCTGAATCTTGACCGGAACGATGTACTGTTTCGCAAACTCCTCAAGTTTGCGTGTCCTTCTCGGCAGCTTCACCCTCTTGTCGGCTACTATCCTCTGAGAAGTATCGAAAATGTAATTTCTGTACGTCTTGACCTCTTTTTTATCGAAGTCCCAGGCAACCTCGACAGTAGGATTGGTCGTGTTGTAAAGATTCAGGAAAACACGGAAATTCGCTTCCTTCTGAAACTTTCTCGCATAGGTTGGCTCGGGCAGCATATCGCAGACACAATTCTTGACGTTAAACCTGTGTCCCATGAGCGTAACATCCTCAAAAGACTGCACGCGGTCAACCTTAAGAATCTGATAATCGTCTTTGCCTGTCCTCAAGCCTATAACTACATGAAAACCTGAGCTCGAACCGACATCGACACCCATGATTGTCGGCTTGTCATATTTCTCATACTCATACTGGTAGCCGCAACAGTTGTAAACCTCAACTAAAGTCAAAGCATTCATCCTCGGCATGAACGGCAAACCTAATGAAAACTTGTAGAGCTTTTCGAGATTGGCGTCACTCTTATCCTGAAATTTCTCCCAAATAGAATACGGGTCGTCATTCGGAGCGTTCAGATCGGATATGTGATAACCTTCCCAATGCTTTGACCGGATACCGATTAAATCGTTCCTGTCGGGATAGTCCGGTATCCACATACCGCGCCACATAAGAAGTCCCCCGCACTTCTTACAATGGCAGCCCTGCTTGTCAATCAGGTCGGGGAATTCCTTATCAGGTGACGTGAGCTCTCCACATCTACACTGCCGATACCAGTACATCTGGTTCGACTGCTGAAAAATCTTGTCAATACCGTAATTCGGAATGCTCGGGTTGCTCAGGCAGGTCACTTCCTTGACCGGTGAGTTCTTCATGCTCGTCAAAGCCGAATCGACAACCTCATCGGCGTCGTCGAACATATCCAGTTCATCTACATCGGCCTTGTCAATCTGCTTGCCCCTGAAAGCCATACTTTCGCTTTGTATGCCCTCTATGCTCGTGGTCAACGTCCCGCCATTCAAGAATAGGTTCGCTTCGCCTACCCGCTTGAAATATGTTGTGTCCGTATTATGAACCAGCTTGCCGAGCGTCTGAGGATTGTTCCTGATAACTACATTAAATCGTGACTGGACAAATTCCCTCATGGCAGTATCGGTCGGAAAGATGTACTGGACACCCTGCTTGTAACGTCCGGACGCCATGCCGTGAATACTGCCGAGAATCTCAGTCTCAGAGAATCCCAAGCCCCTTGCCTTGCGAACACACTTCAATCTCGCCTTGCTGTTCAGAACACCTATGAGATACGGCCGCTTATCGAAGGCGTAAATATCGCCGTTTGCCAGTACAATCTGAGACTCCTCAATCCAGTGTATAGGACTGACCAAATCCATGCCTTTTGTATCAAGTTTCGCCATTATTTTAGCACCTTTTCAAGCCTTGCAACCAAAGCCTCTTGCTCATCATGGATTTCATCTGAACCAGTCCACCTTTGTTCACCGAGCCAGCCTACCCTATGAACCAATAAATGAATGGCTTCGTGTTTAGCATGTGATTCAGGGCCTTCGTCAACCGATGCATCCTTTTTATCTAATTGATTATTCAATTTTACACATGCGACTTTTTCTTCTTCCCCGACAATAATCCGGGCATAAGTATCTTCCATTTTCTCCAGATAAAAATATATTCTATACTGGGTAAGGCCGAATAAATTCTGCCAATACAGAAAAGCCTTTTTGAACCTATTGAAATATGCTTTAGATATTTTCATTTTATAAACCTCATTTTTAGCCCAAAAATAAGGAAAAGTGTAAACTGTTTACATATCTATACCCGCCCTTACCGCCCACTAAACATTGTTTGTCTGAATGGTGAATTATCAGGTTCCACACCAGTCACTGGCTCATCTCCTTTCTATCCCAAAATTCGGATATTTATGCTTCCGTAAACTCTCCACAATAATCATCCTTATTGACCATTGGATTAAAACTCAGGATCAAAGGCACATTTATCTGAGGTTTTCCACCTACCACGCCGCTCGAAGCCTGGACTACCGGATACGGTATCGGAGGGTTCCTCAAACATCTGCCCTTTTTATCGTTCTGCTTGTCGTAATACTTACAATTCATACATTGTTCAACCATCATTTACTCTCCTTTCTAATACGCTCCTCAGCACGCTTTAGAGCCGCCTGACGCTTAGAATCATTCTTACTTTCCTTAGTACCACCTACAATCGTAGGAACGCTGTCTATCCTCAAATCCCTCGTCCTCACAAACCTGTTGCCAGACCTTATGAGTATCATACCAAATGTGTAAACTGTTTACACTTTTCCCAGTTTATGAGCTAAAAACCCACCTTTTTGTGTAAACTCTTTACAACCCTACTTCGCAAACATGCCCTTATAAAAGCATCATAAAAGGAACTACGAAATACCCGAGGAACAACCTTATAATCGCTCCTCTGCCGCTTAAACTTGGAACTGCCCAACATCTTACGCTTTACCCCCTGTGATATCCTTACTTCCATAATGCTCTCCTTTAGACATAATCAATATCGCCCGGCAAAGATACCCGGTTAACTTCGCCCTGTAACAATTCACCAAGACGCTTGTAATTGCCATGATTGACTATCAGCTTGAGATTACCCCTCCTATTCTGCTGGCAGTGCATACATTGACAATCCTTTTGACCATAATTCAAAATGTCCGGGTTGGCTTGTCCGACTTCCGTGTCCGGGTTCGTTTGTCCGACTTTATCTGTCCGCCTTGAGTATGACTTCCTGCATCTATCAGAACAATATATAGCCTTACTACTTATCTCTGTACCACAATTCTTACAATGATTCATCAGAAAACTCCTTAATAATAAGCGTTCATAACATACCCCTTTTGTAAAATCAATCGCATTATAAACATAGACAGTACATAAATCAAGGCGGCGTGCCTGGGGGGTCATGGGTATTGCTCTGAGAAATTTCTTCGTCTGTCTGAAACTCCACAGGTATGCCGTGTAAAGTGTCTGTATTGCCGGCTGAATCCATGTGTAAACTGTTTACACTTTCATCGTTTTCAGGCTGATACTCAGGATTATGTAAAGTGTTTACATCGCCTTTTACCTGAGATTCAACCTGCTTTACAGCACCATCTGCAAGGTACTTCTCCGAGTAATACAGGTCGGCAATGCGTCTCATGTCTTCCGCTTTCTTTGCGTCGAGCATTTTACCGGCAAGATTCTCGTCCGGTAAGCGATCCGCCTGGAACCCCCCTATCGTCTTGATTATCGCACAGTGAGCACTTACAGCAGCGGCATATTTACCATCTTCATACGCTTTATCTGCAATCTGAAGTAGCTTGTTTTGCTCTGATATTAAAGTTATTTGATTTGTAGCGACGATAGGATGTAGTTGACGATTTATCTCACTAATTACTCTATCATCATTGAAGATACGAGTACAGGCGTATTTAGCAGTGTTTACTGAATATCCTGCTTTTATTAATGCTTTTGATTTATTCTCACAGTTATCGGCTATATAGTACGATACAATTAAAGCAATGCGTTCTTGTGATAGTTGTGAGCCTTTGTGTGATGGTTTTGTTTGCGATGTTGTTTTTTTCTTTTTGGCCATATTTAGTTAAACAACTCAGGTGTTTAATTATGCGAATTGTTGTTTAATATATAAGTCTTTGTTTTCTCAAGGTTTGCTTGTTTGCGTCAAATATCATTAAACATCTATTAAACAGTTATACAACAACTCACAGTCTGATATACTAAGTGTCCAGTCGTGATTTACAATAATAAAATAAAATTATTTTTCGTGGTTTTTGGCCTGATAATGCGGAAAAGTGTAAACAGTTTACACATCCCTGCTTGACTTTTTAGATTTATTGCGTATAACATAGTAGTTGCGAACAAAATTCTAACATCGGGAAATATTTTATTGACATATTTAATTGAATTGATAAGATATGGTTATGGAACACACGCACCCATCAATCAAACAAAAACAGCCAGAGGCATTTCGGGCG